GACGTTTGTTACGGTGTAATGAGTGGTCTTGGTCTTGACCGTCTCTGTGCCAGTCGCGTCTGTACGAATGATAACCGTGATGTCGTCATCATCGAAGATCTTGAAGCCGTAAGCAAAGGTGTCGTTAGAACCATTGCCGGAATAGCTGTTCTTGGTGGTGGTGCTGCTAACGGTCATGTCTTTGCTCCTTAAGGTATTTATACCCTATTTTAACGCTATCGTACATACTGCGATGGTGGGAAGTAAAACTCTTGCCCTGTGTCTTTTTTCATACGACGTTCCATGCGCTTGAAATACCCTGGGTTTGCAAACTCTGTAAGTTCGTACATAAACAAATAATCTAAAGCCAACTTAGCGTAGAACAGGTTAGCGCCAGGTATGTTACGCATAGCAAGCCTTACAGTTTCTGCCGCAGCGTCATCACCACTTCTAAATTTGCCAAATATTTTTAACACATCCGCTGCTGTGCCAAATGACGGGCCAGCCAGTGTTTCTAATGGGCCTTGTCCATATCTGTTAAACTCGCCAAAAATAAAGTCTCCATAGATTCCAGCGCCGCCGCCTTGCGTAAACGCCTTAAACAACAAGTCTTTGTTTAGCGTATAATCGTCACTGAACACTTCCATAGGCTCTTTGCCCTTGAGGATGTCTTTAAGGGTGACTGACAGATAGCCCATCATGGTTGTGCCGACCATCATTTTGGCAATGCCATAATAGCCAGACATTGCTTTCTGCCGCCCCAATCCTTTAGTCACATAAGTAATTGGAAAACCCTTTAGCTGCATAATCATGCGGATTGCTTCACCGGCCACCGTGCCACGCGGCAAGCCTTGGTTCATTATCGCACGCTCTCTGGCACCTGGCGTTGGAATTGCAACATCCGCGCTGTCTGAATAGTAAGCTGATATTTTAGTGCGCAAATCATCACGAAACTGCTGACGCATTTTGTCTGTTACGTCTAACTGGCCTGTGCGTTCAGCAATAAGCGGGTCGATCTTCTCTACAGGAATTTCATCAGCTATATCAGGCACTAGATACTTACGGCCATCAGCAGCCTTCATGTCCATGCCGCGAAACAGCGACCATTCTGCCTCGTTAATGTTGTAAAGACTAAGTAATCTGCGGGTTTCAGCGGGTATTTTGCCGTATGGCTTACTTGAATAGTTGGCAAGATCCGCTGCTAACAAGCGTGCAACACCCACTTTCTGCGTGCTATTCCACCATTGCATGCCATTCAGCTTAAAATATAACTGATGCGCCTTTGATATCATGCCAGGGCCGCTGTCATTTGCGCCAAATCGCGCATGAACGTCAGCCAACTCGTTCTCTACACCTACACTCAGTAGATACGCTAGCTCTTTTTGTTCTTCACTGTTGAACAGGCGAAATGTGTCACGCAAAGCTGTTGCATAAGAACCAAATATATTGCGTTCTGTATTTGCGTTGATGAATGAAGCCTTGGTAGCAATGTCTGAGAACGACGAAATGGTGGCAAAGCCAAGTTTCGCCATCGACTGCACCATGCGGAAGCCAGCAGCTATACCGGCATAAGTAACGCTCGTATTGAGAATGGGTTGTGTAGCCCCCAATGCACGAGTTGTGCCGTCTAGTTCTGCAAATTGATTTTTGAGCCGACCTTCTTTAATTGGCTTTGCAACACCCTTTGGCCTAACTTCAGAAAGTATCTTTTCAAACATAGCTTTTGGATTTGTGCCAAAAGTCTCAAGCAAACCAATAGCTTGCGCGTCATGCGAAATGCCTTGATACACAGCCTCTGAAAGTTTCATGCGACTGTATTTGTTTGCGTAAGACAACGCAGACTTGCCGTCTTTAAAATGGATAATGCGTTGCGCACTAAGTCGTTTAGCAAGGTTCATTGGTCCCTTGAACTCTGGTTGCGCACCACCAACACCGCCTACGCCGTCAGCCTTCATGTGGTTTCCGCTGACAAGGTTGTCGTACATTGAGCCAAGAAACTCTATTTCTGTCATGTCGTCCGGCTTGTTAGCCAGTGTCTTTTCTATGTCCATGTGTTCAGACACAAAGGTTATCCACTCTTGCTTGTCTTCCTCTGTGCCTTTGCCGCGAATCAACAGTGGGTCATGGTGCTGGCGCACAACATAATTTTCCAACTCACCGATGTTGGAGCCGTTGCGGTTTTTGCGGTCAAGAAGTCGCTTTTGTACTTTTTTAATAGCCTCTGCGATTTGTTGTGCTTCTTTGCTGCCGCTAGTGCCAAGGCCGTCAAACATCTCTTGATAAATCTTTTCATCAAGTTCGTTAGAACGAAAGATATCCAGCAGATCATTACGCTTTAGTTCCGCTACCAACGCGCCGCTGTGATCAAGAAACACACTGCGTTGTTTGGCATCGACGCTATACAAGCTGCGCCGCGCATCGCCAACAAGTATGGCTGACAACGCTTTTCCTGGGTCATTAGGCTCCTGACGCAGTGCTGTCATAACAGTAGCGTATGCACGCGCATTGATTAAACGGTTACGTTTTTGTATTGCGGCTTCGATCCTAGCCCGTTGCGCCAGATCTTTTGCCTCTTGAATTAACTCGCCAAGTTCGCTGTCACCGTACACACCACCGCGACGGTCAATCTTGTCTTGCATAATTTTAAGGATAGAGTCGATTTCATCCTGGGCAACCGCAATGTCTTTGTCTTGGGCAATTTTGCGTAGTTCTGCCGCGCAAACTTTAATGCTCATCCTACACCCCGCCCATTCCTATTTACACAGACTGCCGCTGTTCTAGCCGCCTCTTCCATGTAGTCTGTTGCACGACGCATGGCTTCATCAGCTATTCTAATATCCTCATCCATATCGGCAGGAATATCTATGTCAGCACGCAGCACTTCTATGTCTTGCTCAAGCAAAGCAATCTCATCAACCGTATCTTGAAACTCTTGAATAGACAGATCCATACCAGCTTGATCCATCTCATCTAACTTTGGCTTTTGATCGGCATCTACACCAAGATTGTAGTTTTGTATTTGTGCCTCATTCTGAGCGTTTATGGATTCTTGCTGTGTAAGCGGCGCACCTTCTAGGGATTGTGGCTGCACATCACGCTGGTCAACGCCCACAGAAGCTGTTTGATTAAACTCAGCCAACTCTGCATCAGCAATTACACGATCTAACTCGTCATTTGTTAGGCCAGTAGGATCTATGCCGCGACGATCAAGAAAGTCTTGTATTCTTTGCGCCTCTTCAAACGCCGCAAGAGCATCTTGATCAGCTTGCGAGTATTGTTTGTTACCAGACTTGTCTTCTCTTACGGCGTCAATCAGGTCGTTGATGCCAATCTCATCCGGCACACCTTCAATCTCTGCTGGTAGAAAGCCGTCTTCTCTTGCCGCTGTTAGCATCTCATCTACAGACCGCCCACCCTTGGCAGCGCTAACATAAAACTTGCCAGCCTTCGCAGAGGGTATAACCTCTTTAAGATCAGCGGCACCTTGACTGTTGGGATCTATACCACCCTTTGCCCTAATGTACTGTATAAGTGTTTTAGGCTCTTGTGCGCGTAAGATTTCTGGACGCGCTTTGCCCTTGCGACGTGGCTCTGGGACTTCTGTAGGCGCACGCAGCACAGTTTCTTCAATCATGTCGCCGGTTTCTGGGTCAAACCTACGCTCGACGCCAGTAACGGTACGATCTTTAGCTAAACGCTCGTTTGCCCTAGCGATAATATCAGCATCTGCCGCAGCTTCTTGCTGCTCCACCAGACGCCCTGCTGTGACCGGCTGATCTGTAACTGCCTGTGCTACCGCACGCGCCAACGCCTCTTGGCTGACTGCGCTTTTTTCTATTCTGTCTGATATCTTGCCAAAGCCAACATGCAAGCCACCACCGAGGATAGAGCCAAACGTAACATTCAAGAAGCTATCCATCAGGCCATAATCAGCATCTTGCTCAAGATATGCTTGGCCTATAACAAGTGGCTCTACAACAACAGCGCCGACAGCGCCATCAATCGCACCAGCCATTAATCTGCTGCCACTTTTGCCAAACCTAGCGGCCATTGTAGCCATACGCGCCTGGCCTACGGCTGGGATAAACGCTGATGCCACGTTGAGAGGGTCAAGCACAGAGCCAGCCCGCATTGTGCCAAACTGTGCTGCGCCTAGCCCAAACCCGCCGCGTGACCTGTTTAGAGTGAAGTTAAAACCAGCACGCCTGTCATGTCTTTCTGCAAACAGGTTTGCCAGTCCTTCTGTTATACCGTCTTCGCCAACCTCAATGCCTTCACGGTAATATTGACTGTCACGATATTCATCAACAGACAGTGTGCGTCCGTTAGCACCTGGCCCAAGATACTGATCAAATGTACGGTTGAGTGCGCTTAGAGGGTTATAATACAGCGTTTCATCTAGCGTAG